GGTTGCCGGCGCACTACCGGAAGGCGTGGCTGGACGGGGTGCGGATGGACTCGCGCAGTCTCTTCGAGGTGCAAAAGACGAAAGACGGGAAGCCCTACCACTACATTCAGGAGTTGCCGTCGGTCGGGGGCGTGCCGCTCTTGCGCGTCCCGTGGATTCAGATCTACCGCGCCTTTGATATGGGCTATTTCCCGGATCCGGCGGTCGCCGTGTGGTTCGCCGTGCTCGGGCGGCGCATCATTGCCTTCCACGAGGGCACGTGGTTCCGCACGGTTGCGAAAGATTTGGCGACCACGATGATCGACACGACGAAGGAACTCACGTCGCGCCAAGAGGCCTCTGGCGAGTGGGTATCGCTACCGGTCTCGATGACCTATGTGGACCCGCAGATCAACGTCAGGACGGGGTCAGATACCGTCACGGTGATGGATGTGCTGGAAATGAACGGCGTACCCTGTGAAGCCTCGATCAACGATCGCGTGCTGTATGCGGATGCGATTCATGGATTGTTAGGAGAAGAGGTGGAGCCTGGCGTCCCGCGGCTGCAAATCTACGAACCAGGCTGTCCGATGTTGGCGAAATACCTGCCGAAAATGCGCTGGGACGAGAAGAACCCGCGTAAGATGGCGGATCATAAGTTCGACCACTGGATTGTCTGCCTAGCGTATTTTGCGATTTCCAGCGGGGTGTTGAGTAGTTCGCAGTCCGATGAGGCGACGCGTCGGCCGGCATGGATGGATTGGATTGAGGAAGGGCGCGGACAACGCCGTGTCGGGAGGAGAGCCTAGGATGAGCGAGATCGCACAGACGACGACGGCCACGGAATCCGCTCCGCCCACCAGCACGGCTGACATTGCCTCACAGGTGATTGAGGCGGCCGAGCGGACGCCCAACTCCGACAGCGGTGATGGAAGTGATGAGACGCCGACGCCAGAGGCTTCAGCAGAAGCGCCCCGCGTGGCCGAACCGGCGCGAACAGTCCCCGAACCGACAAAAGATCTCTCCGAGGAGGAAAAACTCCTGGCCGAGTTCGGCTTCAGGCAAGCCTTCAAACCTGACGGCCGGGAGCACTACATCCCGCGCTCAAAAGTGCTCCAGATGATCGGCTCTGGCCTCAAGCGCGGGCTGGAGAAGTGGACGGGCGAGAAAACGACGCTCGAGCAGCGCGCGACCGAGCTCCAAGGCAACCTGAACGAGATGTATCAGGACATCATGGGCGAGCCGAAAGCGCTCATTGCGAAGCTCGCCGAAGTCAATCCGCGCTATCGCGCGTTTCTCGAGCCGCAACAGGCCGCGACGCCGCAGGCCCAGACGCCGACTCCAGATGCCGAGATGCCGCCCCCGGATTATCCGCTCCCGGACGGCTCCAGGACCTACAGCCTGGAAGGTATTCAGAAACTCCTCGACTGGAACACCAAGCGCGTCGAGTCCAAACTCGAGGCCAGAATCAAGCCGTGGGAGGAGCGCGACAAGGAGTTGAAGGCCGAGCGCGAACGACACGCCATTATTCAGCGCACGCAGAGCCACATGCAGGAAGCGCAGGCGTGGCCTGACTTCGGACAACTGCCGGCGGATGGCACACTCACCGCCTTTCAGCAAGCCGTGCTGGACCGATTGAGGCAGGACACGGCGGCAGCCAAAGCAGCCGGCCAGAGTCCGAAAATGACCTTGCGAGAAGCCTACTTGGAAGTACGCACGGAACGCCTCTCGACCGACCACAACACGGTCCGCGAAGCCGTGCTCAAGGAACTCAACGACGCACCGAAAAGCCCCACGCTCGCGCGGCAGAGCGTGGACAGTCCGAAGTCTAGCCGTCCCATGTCGACGGCAGAGATTGCGCGGTCGGTCATTACGCAGTTGGAGTCCAAGCGGTAGACCGCGGACGAGAAGGAGACCGGGATCATGCCGAAAGCGCCGCACAAAAGACAGCCGACCGACCTCACGCTCCGCAATCTCAGAGCGATGAAGGCGCGCCTGGAGCGGCTCGAGTCGCATGTCGACACGATCAGGCGCAGCCTCGTGGCCACGGCTTCGCTCCCCGATGCCGTGATCGAGGCGCTGATGACACTCGGGTCAACGACCAGCCCGGTCCAGGGCACGCCGCCATCGGACGAAGAGTAGGACGCACTTGACAGTCCTATAAGCAGCGCTTATGATTCGACAAGCCGGCGACTGGCTCAACGTCGCGACTCTTTAGGCTGATGTTCGGGGCCTGCCCCCTCAGAGCAGGGTTTTTCGGCTGACTCGGGCCTTACCGAGGGCGCGGACAACCTTTTTCTCTGAGAGGACACCTCGAATGGCAGTTCCCTTCACACAACTCGTGGCCTCCACCTACGATGCGGTGGTCAACGAGCGCAATAAGGCGGCGGACCAGTGGTCCGATACCTCCGCCCTCAACTTCCTTGAAGAGATCGGCGGCGTCAAGCGCGTCACGCCAGGCGCGACACTCCAGATGACCTTGGATTACCGCCAGAACTCGGGCGGTGATTTCCTCGCGACCGACACCACCGCCACCGCCACCTCGAAGACGGACGTGCTCACGGCGACAGGTCCGAGTTGGGCGACGCTGGTGGTACCCACCAACTGGAGCTTCACCGATGAAGCCCTGAACGACGGCGACAAGAAAATCGACCTGATCGCGGCGCTCGTGGATAACACGATCACGACGCACGATTTCATGATCGAAGCGGGCATGTTCGCGGCCACTGGCGGCACAGACGGTTTCGCAACGTTTGTCGATCTGTTCTCGGAAGATGGCCTCGGCACGGTCCAGGGCATCGTGGCGTCAACCGAAACGTGGTGGAAGAACCAGTTCAAGGACTGGGGCGCCGATACCGGCGCCACACTCCTCGCGGACTACAACACCCTGTACTTCTCGTGCGCGAAGGGCTCGAGCGGCCGGCAGCCGAATGTGGTCATCGCGAATTCGACGCTGTATGGGGCGTTCCTCGCGGCACTCACTCCGCAGCAACGGTTTATGAACGCCGCGTCAGCGACGTCTGGATTCGGCCAGGTGAAGCTGATCAACGCGAGCTACATCTATAGCTCGGTCATCACCACCGCGCAGGATTCGGCGTGGATGTTCAACACCAACGATACGGCGCTCTTCGTCGCGAAAACCGCGTGGCGGAAGCGTCGTGCGCCGATGGATTTCTCCTCGGCGGCGATGGTCAACCAGAAAGTCTTCTCGGTGCTCCAGCTCGCGACGCGCAATCGCTCGCGCGGCGGAGTGCTCTTCACGTAAGGAGGAGGGGAAGACATGGCGCTGTATTTTGTTGACCCGCAGCCGGTCGGCGGTGCACCCGGGCAAGTGGATACGACCGCGCTCAATCCGCTCGGTATGGAAGCCAGCGGGAGCGATGGTATCCGCTATATCTATCTTCAGGGAATCGCATCCACGCTCTTGGGATCGTGGGTCACGATTGGGGCGGCGCATGTGACGGCGCTGTTGGCGACCGGCGCGAACGGACGCGTAGCGGTGGCCTCCGCGGCGATTGGCGCGAGTCAGTTTGGGTGGTATGCCATTGTGGGCAATGTCACCTTCTCACTCGGGTCCAGCAACGGAACCATCACGTCGGGCGGAGGGCAGTTGCAAGTCGGCTCGACGGCTGGGTATGTGCAGGCGCAGGGATCATCCGTGGGCGCGGCGGCTGGTGACTATATCTTCGGAGCGTTCGCGTACTCGGGACAGCCGTCGTCTGCGGATGACATCATCGCCAGCGTGTTCCTGAACCGGCCGTTTATTGCGAACGCGGTCGCGGTGGTCTCGAGCTAACACGATGGGGTCGCCTCTCCAGATCGCGCTCGTGGGTAGCGGTCTCTCGTGGCCGCGTGCGCCGTGGGGCGACCCTGCATGGCAGGTGTGGGCGCACGCGAGCATGCACTGCGGTGCCGAGGCGGAGCAGCGGCAGCCGGATCTCTGGGTCGAACTGCATCGCCCAGAGGTCCGCGCGGAACCGAAGACATGGGACAACGACTACGCGACATGGCTTCTCCATGGCGTCGGCCGCACGGCCCCCGTGCTTGTGCAGGACGCTGAGCCGATCCCCGCACGTGCGCAGATCCTGCCGAGGCGCGAGATCGCCGCGTGGGTGCAGGCGAGAGGCGCGACAGGCACGGAATACGTGACCTCGACCGGCGCGTGGATGGTGCTGTACGCCTTGTTTCGAGGCGCGACGACGCTCGGGCTCTGGGGCATGAATTACGAAGACCACTCGGAATACGTCGTACAGCGCCCGTGCCTGGAATATTGGATTGGGTTTGCCCGCGCGCTCGGCGTGGCGGTGTACATCACGCCGACCTCGCGCCTCTGTCGCGACAGGCACGTCTACGGCTTTGATGGCCATCGCGCGGATCTGCAACGGGCGCACGCGCTCTCCACCGCCACGCGCTTGACGACGGCTGACGTGCTGCGGGGACGGATACCGGCGCGGATGATCCCCCCTGACGTGCAGGCGCTCATCGACGAGGAACGCGAACTCTTTGGTATCGATACCGAGGCGGAATGGCGCAAAGCCGCCGAGCGAGGATAAAACACATGCCGAAACCAGAGATTGACCTCACGGATCTGGGGCAGGTGATTGGGGCCGCCGTGGCGCAGGGGATTGCGGCGATTGCGCCGCGACACGAAATCAAGGAAGGCGATCCGGAATATGTCGCCCGGCAGCAGGCGGAGGGCTGGTTCGATACGTTCGAGGTGCCGGTCTATCAGAACGCCTACGAGGCGCAGGCCCGCGGCCTCTCGGCGGAAGTCCGGTACCGAGCCAGCCATCTGAAGCCCGGCACCTACATCAGAGGCCGGGTTCGTGTCGAAGTCAACAATCAGGGCGTCCATCTGAAGTATCCGGTGAGTGGCGACAACATGCTCATCAATCGGGACTATTGGCGCGATTTTCCAGACCTCATCAACCAGATCTGGGATGAGATGCGCGTGACGGCGTAAGCGCACCCGACAACCTGACCCACCCTGGGGTGACTGGGCCGTGCTCGGCTGGAATGCCGGGGCGGCCATTTTTTTGTGATGGCTGATTCGAACGAGTACGGGACGGACATCGCGACAGCGCGCGGAGACGCTTGGGCGCCCTGGCGCACGCGTATCAACGCGTCTCGGAGGCGCCGCGACGAGCGCGTGCAGGAGTGGCAGCAGAACGTTGATCTCCGCAAGGGCTCGTTTCGGAACACGCGGGAGACCATCGATCGCCTTGACGCGAGGACGAGCCGGAGCGTCTCCACGAATCAGGATTGGCCACTCACGAAAGCCAAACTTGCGCAAATCTATTCGCAGACGCCCGAAGTCCGTCTCTCGCCTCGAGACGAACGGTTCCGGTTGGCGATTGCGCCCTTTGGGCGTGAGCTGAACGAGACGATTGAGCGGACCAGCGTCGGCAGCACGATTGAAGAAACACTCGCCGATATCGTGAATGCCGCAGGGATCGGCGGGGTGCTCGTCTCCTGCGAGCAGCGCACGGAACAGCGGATCGATCCGGTCTCGCAGCAACCTGTCGCCTTTCCAGTCGATATCCGGTATCTCGTCCAACGCATCAGTCCAGCCGATTTGTTGGTGCCCGATGATTTCACGGGCAGCAACTACGATCATGCGCGCTGGCTTGGGGAAGACGGCTGCATGACGTGGCCGCAGGCCGTCACGAATCTCGGCCTGACAGAGGATGTGAAAGAGCAGGTGTTGGGCAAAAATCGGCGCGCGGCGCAGAGTCTCAACACCGACACCACCACCGTCCGCGATACCGACGTCGTCAGCTACACGCAGATTTTCTACTGGCGGCATTTCTATCACGCAGACGAGACGAGCTTCACCGCCCTGCAGCGGGTCGTGTTCGTGGACGGGATGGACGAACCGCCCATCAACGAGCCCTATCAGGCGCAGAAACGCACCGCAGACGGCCGCCTCATTGGTGTGACGAAGAACCCGATCCGTGTCTGCACGCTGACGTATATCAGCGACGAGAATCTGCCGCCCTCGGACTCCTCAATAGGCCGCGGCGCGGTCGATGAGTTGGAAGAATCTCGGAGCGATATGTCCCTCCAGCGGCTGCACTCGATCCCGATCCGCTGGGCCGATAGCAACCGCATCAGCAAGGGGACACAGTCGCTGCTCGAGAAAGGGACGTACCAAGGCTTCATTATAACCAACGGCCCAGGCGATCGGGCGGTTGGAGAAGTCGCGCGGGCCTCATTCCCGCCGGAGAAGTTCGAGATCGACCGGATTATCAAGAGTGAGTTGACCGAGTTGTGGCAGGTCGGCAGTAACCAAGCCGGCGCGTTTGCGACTGGGGAGCGCAGCGCGCGGGAAGCCGGGATCATCGAACGCAATTTCCAGCGGCGGGTGGGACAGGAGCAGGACAAGGTCTCCAAGTATTTCCTCGGCATCGCGGAGGTGCTGGCGGGTCACCTGGCGCTGTACGGCACATTCGATCTCCCAGACGAGATCGGGCCGATGCGGCAGGAGCTCGCCAACGGCTTTACCTATAGCGTGCGCGTGGATGCGACGGTGCGCCTGGATGCCGACGAGCAGATTGATCGGCTGACCAAAGGTCTGAATCTGACGGCCCAGAGTGGCTATGTCAATCTCAAGCCCGTCATCGAGAAGATTTGGGAATTGCTCGGCGAAGACCCGGCCAAGGTCGTGATCGATCCGCAGCCCAAACCACCGGAGCCGGTGAAGGTGAACGTGAGTGACGCGATTAACTTCCGCGATCCCAGTGTGCTGGCGACCATGATGCGGACGCAGCAAGCACCCACCCCGCAAGACCTCTCTGCTGCGATTGCGTTACTGCAGTCAGCCTCCATGATGGTGTCGCCACCGGTGGCCCAGGCTGGGCCGAATGGGCAACAACCGCGTGATGTGCAGACACCTGGCATTGCTCATGCGGATTGGGAAGCGGCCCCGCGGATTGATAGACGCGATGCAGACGGAGGGCTGTCCTGATGTTCCTGCTCCAGATCGTCTATCCCGATGGCACGGTGGTCCGCGGCGCGCCAGGCCGAGCGAATCCGTTCGAACGCGATCTGATTGCCGCCTGCAAAAAGGCGATTCTTGCAAAAGGGGTGGGGATCGGACGTACCGAAGCGCAGGTTGCCCGTGCGATTGAAGAAGGGATGACGGAAGCGATCCTCGAATTGAAGCGGCAGGTGCGTCCGTGAGCAGTGCCGTCCGCAATGCCCCTGGACGGGGAATCGAATACGTCGCGCAGGACATCCTCTTCCCGCAAGGGGTCTGGGACAGCGATCTGCTGGCGTGGGTGGCGCAAACCGTCACCACGGGCGGCGGATCCGCGGTGAGCGTTACCAACATCCCGCATGTCATCGTCGATAGCCTGCCCGCGTCCGGGGGAGGACTGACCGACACCGAACTCCGCGCGACGCCCGTGCCAGTGTCTGGCACGTTCTTTCAGGCGACGCAACCGGTCAGTGCGGCGAGTCTACCGTTGCCCACCGGCGCCGCGACGCTCGCGGAGCAGCAGACCCAGACGACAGCCCTGCAACTGATTGACAACATCGTGAGCGGGGCCGGGGCCAATATTACCCAACTGGGCGGCGTGAACGTCTCAATGAATACCGGCGTCAGGGATACCGGGACGCAGCGGGTGACGATTGCCACCAACGATAGCGTACCGGTCACGGGGACGTTCTGGCAGGCCACTCAGCCTGTTTCCGCTACGGCCCTGCCCCTGCCAACTGGGGCCTCAACGGACGCGAAGCAGGACACCGGCAACACGAGCCTGGCCTCGGTGAAGACGAACACCGATCCACTCGTGGCGAGTGCTGCCGGCGGGTACGTGCGGCAGGATTCGACCGCCACCATCGCGAAAGAGAGCGGCGGGAACCTCGCGACGATTGCCACCAATACCCCTACGGTCGGCCAGAAGACGATGGCGGGATCCAGCCCCGTCGTCATCGCCTCCGACCAATCTGCCATTCCCATTACCGGCGCTATCAGTGCGAACAGCTCAGCCGATGTAATCGCGATAGACGACGATGCGGGCTATACCGAGGGCCAGACGGGGAAGAATCTCACGCAAACGCCTGACGGGCGGTTGCGGGTGGCGCTCACCGACATCACGACCGATGATGTCCGGCGCGCGCGGCAGATTCAGGAACGCCAACAGCTCGAAGCGATCGATGCCGGCAATCTCGCGATGCACAAAAGCACGTATGAACGCATCACCTTGATGGATCGACGCG